GAATTATTAGATCAAAACTTTCGCTTAAGCGTCATTCAAGAAATTGAAGGGCAAGAAAACCAAAAGAGAAAAGAAGAATCTTTTAAGCGCTGGGAGGTCTTAAAAGACCGCGCTAAAAAGTACATTATTGATATGTTATTAAATGAAATGGACGAGGAAACTGTCCGTGAAATGGAGGGCAGGGCATCAAACGTTAATCTGTTTAAAAAGGTTATTAGCAAAAAAGCGCGAGTTTACAAGACTGCACCCGAGCGAACACTTAAGTCAGGTAATGAAGAGCAGTTTATCATGATGCAAGATTTAATTAATCTTAACAGCACCATGAAAAAGACAAACCGTTACCTGGAAGCGTTTAGAAATTGCCTTGTGTTTATTCGCCCCTACAAATGCCATGACGAATCAAGATCAGATGGTGAGCCGGTTTATAAGTACCATGTCAAAATATTGCCACCGCACATGTATGATGTGATTGAGGACGAGCAAGACAATGAAATGGCCCGCGCTTATATTCTTTCAGACTTTTCACCGAAGACAATTCAAACCGAAGTTTATAGCCAGTTGCGAGGGCGCACAGGGTCACGCAGCGCATTTCGTGACGGTGATGATAAGAACCAAGTAATTGCTGACTCTCCAGCGGATAAAGATCAACCTGAAAAGCATTATGTTTTTTGGTCAAATGATTATCACTTCACTTGTGATGAAAAAGGGCAGTTTGTCGGTGTTGTTGACGAGTCCGACTTAATTAATCAAATTGGTGAGCTTCCATTTGTTGACCTGGCGAAAGATCGTGACGGATCCTATTGGTCAGTAGGCGGCGAAGACTTAATTGAGGGTTCACTGCTAACCAACATGCTTTTAACCGATTACAATTTTATTCAAAAAATCCAAGGCATGGGCATATTCTATATGTTTGGTAAGAACGTGCCCAAAAAATACAAGGTGGGACCAAATCGCGGTATCACAATGCAGGTTGAAGACGGTGACCCGACACCACAGATCGGCTTTGCAAGCGCCAATCCAAATCTCACAGAATTGCGAGAAGGAATTGCCGCGCAAATTGCGCTGTTATTATCAACTAATGATTTAGGGATGAACAGCGTTTCAGTTAAACTTGATGGCTCTAATTTTCAATCAGGCATTCAAGAACTGATTCAGCACAGCGAGCCGCTTAATGCAATCGAAGATGACCAGCAAATCTTTTTAGACAATGAGCAAGACATTGTGCGCATTGCATCTAAGTGGCATAATTATTTTTTAGAAAAGAAGTTGCTACATAGTGATTTTGCACAGTATGGCAGCATGGATGATTTTGATTATTCATTGTCATTTCCTAAGCCTGAACAGTATCAACCTGAAAAGCAGCGACTTGAAACTTATAAGATGAAAAAAGACCTGGGCATTGCTGATGAGGTTTTAATCTTAATGGAAGACAAGGGATTGACTGAACAGGAAGCCGAGCAAGAAATTTTAGCAATCCAAGAACGCAAGAACAAAAAAATGGCAAGGGTATTAATCAATGGCAATCGAGAAAGAGAGAGTGACGAAGGAATTGAACCTGACCAGGAAGCTGAACAAGATCAAGAACAAGAATCTTAGAAAAGAAGCAGCTAACGAAGTAGGTCAATTTTTAGTTGATTACATTCTTGATAAAGTTGGTCAAGCCGAATCGCCTGTAAAAAATGGTAAATACAATCCAACTTTAACCAAAAAATATAAAAAAATTAAAGGCGATATAAGCGGTAATTCAAAAGCTAATATGGAGCTATTTGGCGACATGCTTGATGCGTTAGAGTACACAGCAAAAGACGGAATTATTGAGGTCGGTATTTTTGACAGCGATCAAGCAAAAAAGGCTTATGGTCATAACACAGGGTTTAGTGGGCACCCCAACAGCGAGATGCGAGGCAATAAGTACAAACGTCAATTTATTCCCAACAAGTCAGGCAAGACAGGTCGGTTTAACGATGATGCCTACGAAGAAATCAACAGGATAATAGACGATTATGCCAGCGAAGTTTAAAAAGAAATATAAAAGCGAAATTCTTAAGGGAAAGGCTAAAAACGTCACTGGCGAGATGAAAAAAGAATTTGCTATTCGCGTTAAAATGTTTATTAAGACAATGATCCTTGATGCAATTCAAAAAGGCATATCACCTGTTAATATGAAAAATGCTTATCCAAAAAATACTGGTGGCAAATCACGTTATCAAAAATATTCTGAATCATATCAAGATCAAATAACGAGAAGAGCAGCGTATTTGCATTTTAAGGGCGGTGGTTCAGTCAGAATTGATGATGAAGACGATCAAGACTTTATTGACGAATTAAACGAATATTTAATTAAGAACGGCAAGAAATTAAGACCTGTTAACTTAAAGGTATCAGGCAAAATGCTTAAAAGCCTAAAATCCAAAATAACAAAGAATGAAAAAGTCACCGTATGGTTTACTGATGAAAAGGCTAAGTATCACGACAAGGAAGGCGCAGGCAAAAGCAAGGTTCTTAGGAGATTACTGCCTCGTGGTGTTGAAGAGTTTAACAGAGCAATACAAAGAAAAATAATTGATGCGGCTGGCGAGGCTGTAAAAGACTTGCTTTAGTTGCTATGCATGAATAAAATTAAAAAAAATATTGCGATGTGTGGAACACATTGAGCGTGGAACGCAAAGGAGTAGCTAATGTCAGAACAAGAAAATGTTCAAGAAAATGAAAATGTTCAAACAAACGAGGTTGTGGAACAACCAAATTTTGATCCTGAACAATTTCAAAAAATTAACAATGACATGTTTAAGTACAAACGAGAGTTAAAAGAAGAGCGACAACGTGCGCAAGAACTCGAGCAAAGACTTAAAGAAATCGACTTAAAAAAACTTGAAGAATCAGAAGAGCACCAAAAACTAGCGGAGCATTACCGAACAGAGGCTGAGACTTTTAAAGAAAAGTACAATCAAACTGTTCAGTCGGTTATTACCGACAAAAAGATTTCTGCGGTTCAACGTGAACTTAATAAACATCAAGTTAAAGACGGTTATGTTGATCTAATTACTCAAATGATTGGAGATGACGTTATTGTTGAAGCAACAAGCACAGGCAGGCATAATGTATTAGGAGCAGATAAATTTGTTGAGTCGATTAAAGAAACTTATCCAGATATGTTTATCGACCCAAAAGCACCTAATATTAACAATGCAACCGGTGATTATAGACAAGCTGCTCAATTAACTGGAAAACAATTGGCTGAGCTAAAGCGAAAGGATTACGGAGCATATCTCGAAGCCATGAAAAAAAGAATGAAACAGAGCTAATACTTTTAAAGGAGTAAAAAATGGCCGATCAATTAATGCTGTCCACAGGTGAGCTTTCTGCGCTTATTCCTGAGAAATGGTCACAAACTTATTACGATGTGTTGCTTGCAAAGCTACCATTCAATGATTCAATCGCGTCAGATTACCAAGGCGAAATTAATGAACTTGGTGACACGGTTAACGTTCAAACAATTCCTGAATTTGCAATCGGTAACGAGCTTGCAGAAGGTGCTTCAAACGATGCTGAGTCACTAACTGTTACGACTCAACAACTTGTTGCTAACCGTCGTATTGTTAAAGATTTTATTGTCACTAAGAAGTCACTTCTTCAATCAATTCCTTTCGTTGATAAACTAGAAGAACACGCAGCTTATGCGATTATGAAGAAAGTTCATTCAATTATCGTTTCAACAATTTCTCCAAGTGCTTCTGCACCAGACCATCAAATTGCGTTTGACACAGGTACTACACTTGCGCTGGCTGATATTCTTGAAGCAAAAGAATTACTTGATAACCAAGACGTTCCAGAAGAAATGAGAAAAGGCGTTACTGCGGTTCCACAAGCAAACGATCTTTTTAACATCACTGGTTTTACTTCTCGTGATTTTATTCCTGCTGGATCACCATTAACAGAAGGTGCAATTAACACTCCTGTTCTTGGTTTTGAAATGAAGCACACTTCATTGCTAACTAATACAGCTTACTTCTTTCATCCATCATTTATGCAAATGGCAATGCAACAAGAGCTTGACGTTCAAATTTATGACCTTGGTTCAGAAGGGAAAAGAGCTCAACGTGTTAACAGTGATATTCTTTTTGCTATCAAGCAGTTTGATGACGAAAGAGTTGTGCAGATTTCTTAATTAACAAATATCTTTAAAGGAGATAAAAATGGCTTTTGCTAAAGGTGACGTACATTACGCAGAGTACGTTTGGGATTTTGCTGAAGACGGTGGAGCTGTAAGCACCATTGATCTATCAGCTAAAGATGGTTATGAAGCACTACCAGAAGGTGCTTTGGTATATGACGTTTACGCTGTTGTTGAGACAGAAGTTGATAGTGCTGCTGACGGTGCTTCAGTTTCTATTGGTACAGCGACTGACGTTGATGGTTTTTATGCTGCAACAGGTGAAGCATCACTAGGCGCTAACACTGTGCTTAGAGCAGGAGAGACTGCAGCGGCGTTATTATGGGACGACACAAATGACCATTTAACGCTTTATAGACCTGGTTCGACAGCAAATAACCAAAAGGTTGTTGTTGCAATTTCAGGCGAAGCAGCTACTGCTGGTAAGATCAGAGTAATTGTTTGCTTTTACCACCCAAGAGAAAACCCTTAATTAGGTAAATAG